TATTAATCTTATATTAGCCATAAATAGAAACACCACTCATTTTAGAATGTGTGTATATAGCATACCTAACAGAATCACTAGGGTGAGAAGTCCAATCATGAATTGGTTTAGGATTCTCAGTATTAGGATTCCATCTATAAGAACTCATTGCTGAGTATGTATGCTTACCACCCATAGTATCAAAATATAAATTATCATTCTCTATTAATGACTGTAAACAAGCTATACCATCATTAACTGACTTAATAGCGTTTTCACAGTATATATCATAATCATATGCAAAGTCAGCTTTTACTTGTTGTGCTGCCGAGTCTATATAAATAGTTTCTATATTCCATCTATCTATTTGTTCTTGTATTGCAGAGGCTAACTCAGAAGTAGTAGATTCTTTAGATATATATTCATCTAGTATATAATATGACTCACCATCATAGCCTATAACAACAAATACATTCTCATCTCTGTACCCAACATCGAGTCCTGCGATAATTTCCATGTACCTATTCTCTGCATAATCGTCAATATGTTTTGTTTCATCTAAATACTCATATATCTGTGCTTCTGTAGTAGTCCACTCACATTCATACTCTTGGGCAAATAGTGCTCTTGTAGAAGTTTTCTTAGCTTCATTAATATCTTTTTCAGATAATAAAGGATTAGATCTCCAAGTATGGATAGAAGAACCCCATTCATCATATTCATCATCTTTTCCTCTCATAAAATAGTTATATAGATAGTTACCTTTACCTCTAGGAGTAGAGATCCATAAACATCTAGAATCTTTAAAAGTAGATAGTGCAGGACGTAAATCACGAGTAAAATATTCATCATGAGGTATGATTGCGGCTTCATCTACAATTAGTAGATTAGCAGCACGACCAACTAACGAATCTCTATTATTAGCAGATAATAGTCTAAATATAGAACCATTTATAAGTTTAACTACTTTATCTTTTTGATTAAACTTATCAACTTCAAGTTCCATATTTTTAATTAAATCAGTAACATAGTCCCAAATAATAGAGGATAGAGAAAAATTAGGAGCAACAACCATAACTTGTTGACCAGGCTCTAGTAGTTTAGCAAAAGCAATAATAGCAGCTGAATAAGATTTACCAGTACGACGAGCAGCTACATGTACAAAAAATCTATTTTCTTCTAATCCTTGTAACATAGCTTTTTGAGATTCATTAAAAACCACATTTTGTGGTAGTCTACTGCATAACTTATCTACATTAATCTTAAAAAATTTATCGTTCATTTAGGTAACATATTAAAAATAATAGAAAAAATAGTTACTAGTCCAGCAACAACTCCGCCAGCCCATAGCAAGGTGTGTAATGAAGTTTTACCTTTAGTAGCAAGTTCACTTACATCATTTAATTTTGCATGAATAACTTTAAGTTCTTTAGATATAGCATCCATGTTTTCCATAATAATCTTATGTCTAACTTCGCACACTGCTTCATGCGAAGAAATATTCGCTTTATTAGTCTGAGAACGTTCATGTAAAATGTCTAGTTCTGCTTGCACTTGATCTAACTCTCTTATATTGTCTGACATAATTACTCCGCATAGTATTGCTATACTCTTTATTTATTTTGTTGCTTTATATTATAATTTATTAGTGTTAGTCTATCTTTTCCATAACGAAACTCTGCGGTAGTAGGAACTTCTATTCGTTCATCATTTATATTAGTAAAAAATCTCATTCTTCCTTCTGCAAATACGTCATCTTCTACAACATTTTTAATTGTTTTATAGAATAACTGACCTGGTAATCTATATTTAACTTTATATGTTAACATTTTCCCCTCCGTTAACTATTTATATTTTAATTATAAAGTTAACAACACTACTTGGCAAGGTTGTTGCCAAAGCAGGAATGGTCAATGCTGGTATACTATGTGTGTGCGCAGCGTTTGAGTTAGCTGTGATAGCACTACCTGTTGCAGAGTCTTTTGCTGATGTAGCAAAAGTTCCTGTTGTGTTATTGGTAGANGCTGTTGTAGATCCAGAAGTCGCAGTTCCTGTATTATTAGTTGCGTTAGTAATAACACTCGAAGCAGCGGCAGATCCTGTTTCTGTACCAAGAGTGCTATTNTTANTNCCTTTACCAAGTAATACTCTATCTCTTAAATCTGGAAGACCAAAAGTACTTGAGCCATCACCTGTCCCATAAGCAGTAGATATTGCTGCAAATAGACGTGCGTAAGTACTTCTACTTACATCTGCACCGTTACAGAGTAACCATCCAGCATCAGGAGCAGCAGCCCCACCAAAAGCTATAATTGATCCTGAAGGCATAATTTCGAATCCACCTGCGGTAGATCCATCGTGTACTATCAACCCTTCGGTTGCAGTATCATATGAGAGTTCGCCAGCAGCACCTGTAAATGCATTGTTCTGTGCTGTAGTACCTCTTCTAAGTTGTAGTGCTGTAGCCATTTATCGCTCCTTATTTTCTTACACTATGTGTATAGTATCGAATACATGCATACTCCCAATACTGTTCAAGGTTATAGAAACCTTTTTATCATATTTATTATTTATCGTCAATATATTTTATTTATTAGAATGCGCCCAGATCTAAAGATACTAAAGAACCGATAGGATCCATTAAATCATATACTGGAGTACTTTGTATACCAAAAGCGTCTTCTGAAGCATCTGTTAAATTACCTAAATCAGTATTAGTAGTTCCTGGAACAGTAGATGTAGATGAATTTGTATAACCCACACCTGCTTCAGCAGCAGCTGCCCAAGAAATATCATCAGCACCTGCTGTTAAAACTGTACCTTCTGCTCCTTTTGCTAACCTAGCAGAAGCTGCAGAAGCATTACCATATATAATAGAACCTCTGGTTATTGCATCTAAAAGATTTATCTCAGTAGCACTTGAGGTAATAGCAGCTAATTTAGTAAAATCAGCTTGTACTAAACCACTTACCCCATCTAAAAGATTTAATTCACTAGCATTACTTGTAACAGCTGTAGAACCTAAAGTAAATTGCCCGTCTGGTACAACTAAACCTGCAGCACCGTTAAATATAAGATCATCTGCAGAGGTATCCCAAGTCATATTAGCTGAGGCAGTATCTCCATAAAGTATTACATCGTATCCCTGATCATTAGCCCCTACAGTAAGAGTAGCATCAAGTTGAACCGCGGCGTTAATATCTAGTGCTTTATCAAATTTAATAGCTTCTGAGCCATCAGTAGTAACTATAGTTACATATGCTGTGTCAGCTTCTTCAATTACTAGAGATGTCGCACTATTATCTAATACCTTAATAGAACTTGCTATAGGGAATCGTAGTGCACCATCTCCACCGCTTAAAGATAGATCATTAGTAATGTTTGCTATACCAATATCTATAGTACCGCTAACAGTAACATCCCCGCCTACAGCTAGAGCATTAGCTCTTGGACTAATATTACCAATAGCTAAATTGCCACCTGTGTGTATATTACCTGTAGTAGTACCATTACCTACAGTAACAGTAGCGTTAGACGTCATCTCAAATTTATTCGTAACGTCCTGATTTAGGCCGCCTAAGTATGAATGAACTTTTGTAGTCATAATAATATTTCCTTACTGCCCATTTAGAAGGCTCCTAGATCTAGAGATACTGTTCTGCCATGAGGCTCCATCAAATCATATGAAGGTTGTGAGGTGATTCCAAAAGGATCTGTATCTGTATCTGTTAGATTACCTAAATCAGTATTCACTGTACCCGGAGGATCAGCAATTGTAGTAGCTGTAGTAAAGCCCATAGCCCCGCCACCAGCTGCATCTTCCCAAGAAATGTCAGTCCCATCACTTGTTAGAACTTTATCTGCACCGCCAGCAGCTAATCTAGCAGTAGCACCCGAAGCATTACCATATATAAGGGAACCTCTAGTAATAGCATTAAGTTGATTAAGTTCTGTTGTAGTAGTACTTGCTACAGCAACCTTACCGGAGCCATCGGAAGCTAATGCACGAGAAGCTGTTAAGTTGCCTGTAGTAATTGTAGATACAGCTCCAGCAATATTAGCTACTCTTCTTGCCTCAATAGCAGTAGCTTCTGTAACTCCAGCACTTAGTTGTGTCTGAATAGCTGAACTTACACCATCTAGATAGCCGATCTCAGTTGAAGTTACCGCTGATACTGCTACTTTACCGCTTCCATCCGATACCACAGCTCTAGAGGCTGTAAGATCTGCATCATCAATGGTAGTAGCTGCTCCAGTTATAGTAGCTTGTTTAGAGTCTATCTGAGTTTGTATAGCACTAGTCACGCCGTCTACATAGCCAAGTTCAGTAGCAGTAACTGCTGATACTGCAACTTTACCTGATCCGTCAGAAACTACGGCACGGGAAGCAGTAAGATTACCTGTGGTTATGCTAGATACAGCTCCAGCAATATTAGCTACTCTTCTAGCTTCTACAGCAGTAGTCTCGGTTACAGTAGCTGCTATACGACTAGAGTTATCAGCTAAATTAGTATTAGTAGTATTAATCTGAGTTTGTATGGCAGAGCTAACACCGTCTAGATACCCAATCTCTGTAGAAGTTACGGCAGATACCGCTACTTTACCTGATCCATCAGACACTATAGCTCTTGAAGCAGTTAAGTCAGCGTCATCAATAGTGGTAGCTGCTCCAGTTATAGTAGCTTGTTTAGAGTCTATTTGTGTTTGAATAGCACTGGTAACACCATCAACGTAGCCAAGTTCTGTAGCGGTAACTGCTGAAGCAGCAACCTTACCACTTCCATCAGATACTACAGCTCTTGAAGCTGTTAAGTTTGTATCATCAATAGTAGTTGCAGCGCCGGTAATTGTAGCTTGTTTAGAGTCAATCTGAGTTTGTATAGCGCTAGTAACACCGTCTAAATAACCAACTTCAGTACTAGTTACTGCGGAAATAGCAATCTTACCTGAACCGTCTGATACTACAGCTCTTGAAGCTGTTAAATTGTCTTTATAAACAGTAGATACTGCTCCTGAACGGTTGTCTGTAATCGCTGTATTTAAATCTGCTCCGTTATATTTAACTGATGTAGCAGTAAATTGTCCTACAGCTAAGTTAGCAGCTCCAGTAGGGCTAATAGCAACATTAGAGTCGGGATCTCTAGTTTCAGATAGTGTAAAAAACTTAACTGACTCATCGTAGTAGAGAGCTGCGTTACCAGAAGTACCACGATTAAAGAATATACCAACATCTGCACTGGGAGCACCAGATACAGCATTCGCAAGCATTATAAATCTGTCTTGAATTACTTTATTTTCTGAATTAACAGTTGTAGTATCGCCATTAACTGTTAAGTTACCTGTGACAACTAAGTCATCACTCATATTTACTTGACCAGTAAATGTAGCTCCCGCTAAAGGAGCTTTTGCATTTAATTGTGTTTGTATGGCAGAGCTAACACCGTCTAGATAGCCAATTTCTGTTGAAGTTACAACAGAGACGGCAACTTTACCACTTCCATCTGATACTACAGCTCTAGATGCTGTAAGATCTGCATCGTCAATAGTAGTAGCTGCTCCAGTAATGGTAGCTTGTTTAGAATCAATCTGTGTCTGGATAGCAGAAGATACACCATCTAGATAGCCAATTTCTGTTGAGGTTACAGCAGATACAGCTACTTTTCCTGATCCATCTGAGACTAGAGCACGACTAGCAGTTAGATCTGCATCATCAATAGTAGTAGCGGCACCTGTTATAGTAGCTTGTTTAGAATCAATTTGTGTTTGAATTGCTGAAGTAACACCATCTACATAGCCTAACTCCGTAGAAGTAACTGCTGAAGCAGCAACTTTGCCACTACCGTCACTAACCAGTGCTTTAGAAGCTGTAAGGTTACCTGTAGTTATGCTAGAAACAGCTCCAGCAATGTTAGCTACTCGTCTTGTTTCTACAGCAGTAGTCTCGGTCACAGTAGCGGCTATACGACTAGAGTTATCAGCTAAATTAGTATTGGTAGTATTAATTTGAGTCTGAATAGCACTAGTAACTCCATCAAGATAACC